CAGCAGATCAAGGTAGATCACTTATGACAATTCCTTCTGATTTCGATTCTAATAGAAAAGAATTTACAGATACCGAAGATTACTATGACTGGATAAGACAGATGCAAAAATACGGATATAGATAATGGCTATTGTTTGGGGTAGCGGACAAGATTGGAATAAACCCGGAGGTAGTTCATCTTCTAGTAATTCTCCAGGACATCCTAGTAATCAAGGAAATAATAACCAAACAGGACAAAGTGGAAATAATCAAGGAGGTCAACATAACTTAAAAACTGCTTTAGAAAAATTACAATCACAAGGACAAGGAAACACAGCTCAAGCACAAGTTTACAAAGATTATTTATCAGGTGTTGTTAGCCCTCAAGATCAAAGTAGTGATAAAACACCGTTTAGTAAAAAAAGAACAGTATTGGATGATTATTATGCTGGAATACAGCCAACCTATAATCAATCTGGATTACCTAGTGCAGTGTTAGATAAAATGAAAGGACATCCTCTTTATAAAGCTGGTATGCCAATGACACCCACATCTAATATGCTGTTTGGATACGGAAGTGTATTTGGTGCTTCTACTGGAACTACAGCTTCTAGCCCAGTAGTTCAAGATGCTCTTCTCAATATGATGGGGCAGTATTATAATAAATATGATTACAATAAGGGTTATTATAATGAAGAAGGTCAGTTTGTACCAAAAGATGCAATTGATGCTGCATTAGCTAATTTTTATCCAACTGTAATGATGCAGGATGGTCCTCCTGGATCAGAACCATACGCAGCTTTTGGAGGAGCAAATTACATGGGTGAGCAAGCAGCTGCTGATTTAGTGGCTTCTGGTAAGCAATACGTAGAAGATATATTTAAACAAAACCCAGAAAAATATGGTGGATATGGAGGAAGTTGGAGTTCTGGCGGCGGTGGCTGGGGTGGAGGCTACGGCGGCGGCTACGGCGGCGGTGACGAAGGACCAGGAGGTTTTCAATATAATAGACACGCACAACAAGGAATAGCACAAGGACCACCAGTTAATCCTGGAAGTTTACAAGAACAAGTTAACCAAGGTTTTCTTAGTGGAATGGGTGCACCAACAGGGTTTAGAGGACCAGGACAATCAGGGTTTCAAAAGAAGCGTGGTGGAATAGTAAGTTTACTTAGATTAGGAGAATAATATGTTTGGATTACCAGTTGAAATGATAACAATGCTTGGATCAAGTGTACTAGGTGGATTTATGACCATCTGGGGACAAAGTATCAAAGCAAAACAGGAAGAACAGAAAATGCTTCTTGCACGTGGTAAATTCCAAATGGAATCTATTGACAAAGCAAGGCGCTACGAGAATAAAGGATTTCAATTTACAAGAAGAATTATTGCACTAACAGCAGTATTTTTTATTATTGTATGGCCTAAAATAGTACCAGTATTCTTTGATACATCAGTATTTTTAACATGGACAGAGTTCAGTAGAGGTTTCTTGTTCTTAATTGAACAAAAAGAAATGCTCGTTGATAGACAATATGCAGGTGTTGTAATAACACCAATGGATACACATCTAATGGCATCAATTATTGGATTGTATTTTGGAGGCAGTTTAGTTAAAAAATAATTGCGTTTTATACAAATTAGTGTATAATCCGCGTGAATGAAAGATGAAACCGCGGTTTATCTAATCTTGAAAAGGATTAGAACGCGCAAACAGGAATTAAAAGATGTAATAGCGATGGGTTTACCTAGCTTTGATGAATATATGAAAGCTGTTGGAGAACACAAAGCTTACACAATAATGGAACAGGAAATACAGGACCTGCAGAAAGAAGAGGAAGATAATGGTTGAACTAGCTAAAAGAAAATTTGCACTAGAAGAAAAAGACCTCGCAGTTGAGGCTGATGAAAATAATAAGATTGCTGAAGAAAAAGAAAATCGTTTTTTAAATAAGATTCAAAAAGAAGCAACAGAAAAAATAGAACATTTACCCACTGAAAAAGTATTAGAGCGTTTGCCAGATCCTACAGGATGGAGACTATTAATTCTTCCATACAAAGGACAAGGAAAGACAAAGGGTGGCATAATACTGTCTGATGAGACAATTGAGGAGAGAGGGTATTCAACCGTTACCGGTTTAGTCCTGAAAGTTGGACCTGATGCCTATAAAGATGAAAAGAGATTTCCAGACGGACCTTGGTGTAAAAAGAATGACTGGATCATATTCGGTCGTTACGCCGGATCCCGTTTTGGAATAGAAGGTGGTGAAGTGAGAATACTTAATGATGACGAGATAATCGCTGTGGTAAAAGACCCAGAGGATATCTTGCAATATAAATAACAGGAGTAAAATATGCCTGCAGAAACTAAGATACAGACACAATCTGAAGTAGAAGAAAAAATGGTTGATTTGCCAGATACTGGTTCAGATGTGGAAGTAGAAATCTCAGACACTAAGAAGACTATCAATCCTGAAGAAGACACACCAGCCGTTGAGACTGAAGTTAAAACTGAAGAAACTGCTTCTTCAGATGAAATGGATGACTACGGTCAAAAGGTTCAATCGAGGATAGATAAATTAACAAAAAGATTAAGGGAAACTGAAAGACGTGAGCAAGCTGCTATACAGTATGCACAAGGAGTTCAATCAGAATCTCAACAAATAAAACAACGTGCTAATGCACTTGATTCTGGCTATGTGACTGAATTTGGTGAACGTGTAGATGCACAGATGACTGAAGCTAAAAATGAGCTTAAACAAGCTATGGATTTAGGTGATGTAGATAAACAAGTAGAAGTACAGGCAAAATTAAGCCGTTTAGCTATTGAACAAGAACGTGCAGCAACACATAAAGCACAAAGAGAAAGATTAGCTGAGGAAATGAGAGCAAGAGGAGTTGATCCAAATCAGCCCCAAATGCCTCGACAAATGCCAAGACAACCGGCACCTCCTCCACCACCAGACCCAAAAGCTCAAAACTGGGCTGAAAAGAACACCTGGTTTGGAGAAGATGAACCAATGACCTTGACATCTTTCTCAATTCATCGTAAACTAATGGAAGAAGGATTTGACCCGAGCTCCGATATGTACTATAATGAAGTAGACAAAAGGATGAAGGACACTTTCCCTCATAAGTTTGATAAACAAGTTTCGCCAACTCAATCGGTTGCCTCTGCTAATAGAGGTGGTACGGTAGCAAGGCGCAAAGGTTCTGTGAGACTCACACCATCACAAGTAGCCATTTCAAAAAAACTAGGTGTGCCACTAAGCGAATATGCGAAGTACGTGAAGGAGTAGGCATATGAATGATAAAATAAAACAAAATCAAAAACTACCGTCACGCGAGACTGAAACCCGAGCTAAAACCGAGCGAAGGAAACCCTGGTCTCCACCGTCTCAGTTAGACGCACCACCTGCACCAGATGGATTTGTCCATCGATGGATAAGGGCCGAATCTGTAGGACAGATGGATCAAAAAAATGTATCCGCTAGACTACGCGAAGGTTGGGAATTTGTCAGAGCTGACGAATATTCCGACATTGAATGGCCTGCAATTGATTCAGGTAGATATAGCGGTGTTATAGCTGTTGGAGGGTTAATGCTAGCAAGGATTCCAAAGGAAACCGTTAAAGAGCGTGAAAAATATTTTGCACAAGTTGCGCAAGATAAAGATGATGCTGTTGCAAACGATCCTATGAAGGACCAACATCCTAGCATGCCTATCTCGCAAGAGAGAAGCTCTCGCGTAACATTTGGTGGCGGTAAGAAGAACTAGTTTTTTCTCCCCATAAGTTACACAAAATTGACACACTCATGAGGAGTGTGTTTTAAAAGATTACTATGAGGATAAAATCATGGCTAATATTGACGCGGCCTTTGGGTTCAGACCTATTGGAAAAGTTGGTAGTGGTGTTAACAATGGTGGTACAACTTTGTACACTCTTGAAGACAATGCTAACCTAACTGCTTATAAAGGCGATCACGTTATGGCATCTGGTGGTTACATCGTGGCTGGAACAGCTTCTGGTGCAACTAACGTTGGTGTATTTAACGGTTGTTTTTATATCGATCCAACTAGCAAAAAACCTACATGGTCTAATTACTACAACCAGACAAATGTAACCGCTACAGGTTCCATTTCTGGTTCAACTAATATTGACGCGTATATCTATGATGATCCGTATTATCTTTTCGAAATCCAAACCGATGCTACAGTTGCTAAAACTAACATCGGTAAAAATGCTGATTCTATAATTGGAACTGGTAGCACCTTAAACGGTCAGTCTAAGCACGAAATGGACAGTGGTACTACTACTACTATTGCAACTACTGCAGGACTACAGATGAAAATTATTGGAATCACTAAGGATCCGGAAAATGATGATGCTTCAAGTGCTAACTCTAACTGGTACGTTATGTTTAACGAACACGTTAAGTTAGGAACTGGAATCACAGGTACGTAAGAGATAGGAGAAAATTAAATGGCAATTTCAAGAATGCAATTGGTCAAAGAATTGGAACCTGGCTTGAACGCCCTGTTTGGATTAGAGTACGACCGATACGAAAACCAGCACACAGAAATTTTCGACTCTGAAAGTTCTGATCGTGCTTTCGAAGAAGAAGTAATGTTAGGTGGGTTTGGTAATGCAGAAGTAAAACCGGAAGGATCTGGTGTTGTTTATGAAGCAGCGCAAGAAACTTTCACTGCACGCTATACTCACGAAACTATTGCTTTAGCTTTCGCATTAACTGAAGAAGCTGTAGAGGACAACCTTTACGACAAAATCAGCACTCGATACACAAAAGCATTGGCACGTTCAATGGCTAACACTAAACAGATTAAAGCTGCTAACGTTCTTAACAGAGCGTTTAACAGTTCTTATCTTGGTGGTGATGATAAGGAGCTTTGTGCTACTGATCACACTACTCTTGGTGCAAACCAAAAGAACGAATTGTCAACTGCTGCTGACTTGAACGAAACTTCGCTCGAGCAAGCAATGATCGATATTGCTGGTATGAAGGACGAAAGAGGAATGAAAATTGCTCTTCGTGGAATGAAAATGATCATTCCTGTAAATCTTCAATTTACAGCTGAAAGGTTGATGAAATCTGCAGGTAGAGTAGGAACTGCTGATAATGACATCAATGCAATCAAATCAATGGGAATGGTTCCACAAGGATATGTGGTTAACAATTTCTTAACTGATACTGATGCTTGGTTCATTAAAACAGATGCTCCTAATGGACTGAAAATGTTCACTAGAGCTCCTATTAGAACTGCGATGGAAGGCGACTTCGATACTGGAAACGTTAGATATAAAGCAAGAGAAAGATACAGCTTCGGCTGGTCTGACTGGCGCGGAATATTTGGCTCTCCAGGAGCTTAATTAACTTAAGAAAGGGCGGAATAATTCCGCCCTTTCTATAACCCCGTGACTTAAACGACTACTATAAGGAGGTAGACAAATGGGAACAACTACATTTAACGGACCAGTCCGTTCGGAAAAGGGTTTTCAAGTAGCAACTAAAAACTCATCAACTGGAGCAATAACAACAAGATACAGTTCACAATTACCAGATTTAACTGGATTA